GGCGTAATAAGCGAGAGAAATTGTAGGGGTGGGTGTCGTAACGTGTATTTACTAAAAATACGTCATGACCCCCCTCCTGATTCACTTTCTATATTCAATGGTTTTTGAAACATCCAACACCGTGCGACCCCCTCTCAGGGGGCCTACACGTTCTTGAATTACTATACGCAGTGGAACACTTTCACCGATACGCTGAAGATGCGCCTCATACACAGCAGCATCGGAACAGAGGAAAACGCATTGGGGATCCACCGATTCCAATTCCGTCATCACCTCGCGAAGGGCCGCCCTCCAATCAAATCGATCATACCATACATCTTCTTGAAGGAGATGTATGATAGAATAACCATTCTGAATGCTCTTCTGAATCTTCTCTACATCTTTCTTCTGGACAATCTCAGGAGTGCCCCAGTTTGACACTTGCATAAAGTGTTGATTTCCATCGAGCTCAATGAGAATAGGATGATCCTTTCTCATGACATCAAATGGCATGATGTTACCTGTTTCTGAAAAGCGACACCAGTCAAACCGAGCTTGTTTCTTAATGGAATACTCTTCTTCTAGAAAGCTATTTAGGATCGCCTCTGTTTTCTTCTTACAGTGGAGACGCAAGCGTCCCCACACCCCTCTCTCATAGAAACATATTTACATCTTCCCTCATTTCCAATACGTATCTCTCTATAATGGATATAGAGACATTCTATCTTCACCCTATAGTAACATGCCCCTCTACGGAACTCACAACAGTTGCACCTACGGATCCCTGCTGAACAGCTGCTCATGTGTTGTTCTCCCATGGGTCCGAAATCAGTCCCTCACCATCACAGAACAATTGGAGAAGGGTATACGATGGCTTGATTTTCGCCTCTCTTTTTACAAGGGACACGTTTATTTGTCCCATACGTATCTGATGGAACATACCCTGTCATCGATCATGGAAGAGATTGCAAACTACATGGCACAACATCCTGAGTCCCCCTTTCTTATGATTCATCTTCGTGTGGATTTTAATGATCGGGTGAATCAAGTCGACATCGAACCGATTGTTCAGGAGATCTTATCCTCTCCCCTCTGTATCCAAAAGAGCGCATGGGATGCTACCATTCCTCTCCTACAAAACAAAACAACAGGGAAGGTGTTGTTTTATTGTGCCGATGGAACGCTCTCTCACCCATGCATTTTTGCGAGCGATTTGATGCCTACTCTCTATGGATGGGACGCGGGATCGATCGATGCATTGGAAGAACGACTGTTGAACATGGATGCCTTTTGTCAAGCACAGACGCAGCCCTTTCTATACCCGAAAGAACGCATGATCAACTTTGATTACTCTAGCACGGCACCGCTATGGTGGACCGACCGACAACAAGTGGAACTCATGCGAAAACATGAATTATTCATTCGGAATCAACGTCCTACGATTCTTGCTGGGAATCACATAGAGGACTGGGGAATCTAGTCCTTCCACATAGAAAACATCTTTAGTCCCTCCTGAAACAGTCGGATGTCCGCTAGAATCTTCTTTGCCAGAGCAGCAGTATTCTTCTTGCGATACGAGGAAAAGACCCACACACTACTATTATACTGTTTCCATTGCTGATACTGGGTATAATCCGATCGAATCGTCATGTAGACACTGTAGAGTTCCTTTTTATAGGCCTGTCGGGCTTCCACTGTGTCAGGGGGATCTTTGGACACGTGGGGCTCATCAAACATAATACGCATCCATGGAAGAAGTCGATCCATATGAAGCATGTCTAATTCACGCTCCTCATCCACATCGTGGCGAACCAGGGTAGGGGTAGGAGCGTTGCGTGAAAAGTAAGAAGAGGAAAGACCAGCAACACTAGAGGCCAGAAGAGGTGCCATGTGATTGATGACAAATTGGTAGAGCACTTGGGCGGGAAGGGATGCCATCTATCTGGTGAACATTTGAAAATGCTCGCAAGATGATTCTTTGACGATTTAAAAAATAGAACGCAACAGCTTTATACAGTCGCATGTTCGTTGACAAACCGAATATGGAGGGCAGACGAATCATGTCTCTTTTTACGATAATTCTGGTAGGTCCCTCCGCACTCACACGTGACAATCGTATTTTCATGTGTGATTCGTTGCTGTGTCTTTTGCTCTCGTGCTTCTCGTTTGATGCGACTCTGTTCCGCCCGTTCCTCCTGTGTCTCTTCCTTCTTTCGTTGTGCCCATGCTTTCTTTTTGGCAGCAACGGCCTCTTTGTTGTTCTCGGCATAGGTTTTGAAATATTCTTTCAGTTCTTCCTTGTGAGAGTCACGATATTCTTTCTGTTTGATACGGACCTCCTCCTGGTGTTCCTTCGCATAGGCGCGTTGTTTTTCAGCAAGCTCTTTGCGGTGGGAGGCTTTGTAGGCGGCCTGGCAGGCTGCAATCCGATCGGGATGCTCTTCCGAATATCGGACGTGATAGGCACGGATCCTCTCTCGATTCTCTTCGTAGTATTGCTGTTGGGCCTTCTTTATAGATTCTCTATTATTTCTGTAGTATGCTGCATCATATCTTTTCTTATCGTCTTCCTCACGATAGGCGCGATATGTATTCATACAGAGAGGGTCGTCTTTATAGAGACTAATATGACCATTTTCTCTCTTCCGCAATTGTGCTCGTGTATCGCATGGAAAGCGTTCAAGAAGTTCAATGTGGATCTCATTGATAGGAATCGTATACAAATGAGCATATTTTCCACCATACATTCGATGTTTAATTGAATACAGATGACATACAAACCGTTTTTCCAACGATGTCACAGTCGATCCAATGTAAAAGTGCGAATCCTCACATACTAGTCTGTATATCTTGCCATGCTGATAACGATCTTCTGAATCGTCGTGCTCGAGAGAGTCATCACTATCATATGGATCCTCTAAGGGGTCCGCATGATCATTCGACATCTCCTCGAATTCAGAACTCATGTCCAACTCATGATTTAAACAGAGAAAGTCCATTTCATGCGAGAGAAGATGGTGATTCATTCTTTCATCTAATTCTTTCTTGGAATCACACGGATACTCTTCTAATAATTCCATCGTGATATTCTCCCAACCCACTTGTTTACAATGTTCATAGACACGCGCGTCATGTGTTTTTGAAAGCTCTTTGTGATGCTGGAAGCATGCGGAGAGAGATTGTATAGTAGAGCCGATGTAATAATGGCCATCTTCGCATTTCATGGAGTAGATTTTACCACGCCGATACATATTCATCTCAAGGAAATTCAAACAAAGTGAGTCGTCCTTATGAGAATCAATGTGGTGCTGTAAGCGAGTCTTTTTCTCGGTAGAAAGACATTCCTCTACCAATTCGATAGTGATATGATCCCATCCCACTTTGTTCAGGTGAGTATAGATTTTGTTCAGAGTTGTCTTGGAGAGGTGCTTGTGATTCTTTAATCGCAATAAGAGGGGTTGCGTAGTTGCTCCTATGTAATAGTGGCCATCTTCACATAGAAGACGATAGATGCGTGCCATTTGTTCCGCCATGGTTCCTATCTATCTCAGTCCACCACTCTTTAGGTCTTAGTTTTTTGTCTAATACCTTTTCCAAGTTTTTACCAATCTGTCAATTTTGTTAGAAATAACGAGAAATTTTCTAAATCTTTAACACGTCCGCAGGTATTGCCACCCCTGGTCCTGACAGATAAGCTGCCACGTCTTATCCTGCAAATACAGTTTATCTCGATTTTTCAACAGCGGAAAGCATGCCAAATATTCATCCATCTCCAGCAACTCGCAGAATTTATAGAGAACGTATCCATACGACAAGAAATTGCGACGACCTTTCGGGCAGTGCTTTTTAAACGACGGTTGAATCTCACGAAACATATGACGGAGTTTCTCCTCGTCTTCCCGTGACATAAAGGGGGCATGTTGGCCATTCAGGCGATTAATAATATGGGGAATATGCTCATAATATTTGGAGCATTTCATCTTTCGAAGAATCTCGCGAAGTTTGGTGGGCTTCAAGGTTCCCATATTGGTCATCCGCTCCTTCTTCAATTGAACTAAAATGGCATCATAGACATCCGAGGGAATCTCTGTGCTCTCTTTGGCCTGAAATTGCGCCAACCATTCATTAAAATGATTAATCTTCTTATACGCATAATAACAAACCTCACGAGGCGGATCCTTATACGAGGGCTTATCACTATCTACAAGGATAAATTCCTGCTTTCCACAGGTAGAACACGTTAGATTTGCCTCATTTAGACACATGATCATCTCACTTCCACAGTGCTCACATTGTGTCCATGGATCATCGTATTCTTCCACGGTCATACGGGCCATCGAAGGATCTTCCAATTGAAGATAATCATTCAGCAATTGATTTCGTTGAAATCCCTTCTTTCCTGAATCTGCCACGACAGTGGACTTCCCCTCTTCCAATGCCACCTCCTCTAGAATGGCCAAAATGGATCCTGGCTTCGCCTTGTTTGCAGAATAGGTCTGGGTCCCTTGTTGGATTTGGTCCTGAATGTCATAGTAATTGTATAGGATATCACCTGTTCTCAGATAATAATCCATGACATCGGTGCCGTCTTCAATCGTTTTGATTCGTTTCTCGAGTCGCTCCTTGTCCCGCTCCAGTTTCCACAATTCCATATCGGTGGTGGCACGTCCGATTTTCTCATTCAGTTGTGCGAGCTCCTCTTTGAATTCGCCAATATTGTCTTTTTGCTCCGCCATCTGCTGAATACGCTGATGATGGATAGCATCTAATGTGGTTCGCGCTTCGGGATTACTTCGCTTTGAATTTTTCACCTTAAAAAATGCGCTATCACTCATGGCCGTTACACGGTAACAGAAGGGGGTTTTTAAACCCTGTGGAGACACACTATTCACGCCCCGTTGGGGCGCTCATGTGTCCCCACACCCCTCTCTCTTGGAGAAGACACGAATTCATCCAATCCCTCTTGGAGAGGGGTGTGGTGATCCGATCTCTTATGGAGAGGGGTGTGGGGGCGCTTGCGCCTCCATATTGTAGAAGAGATATTCCACCGTCCATTGTTCTTCAGGTTCTGTCTCTTTCCATACCTGTATGCGCTCATTCAAGAGTTGCATGCGATGATCGAACTCTTTTTGATCTACTGAAAGGGTCCCTGCTTCGGTAAAGGAAAAGGGAGAGGGGTGTCGTGTATCTTCTGCCTGGTAAGAGTCAGGATTAAACCGCAGAAACACCACCTTCCGAAATCCAATATCCTCATACAGATCGATCATCCGCTTTTCCTCACAGGAATACTGACGATGTTGATTCTCATCCACTTCAATGATGATACAATGAGATCCTAGATCGATGAAAAGGTCGGGTCGTCGCCGAGAGCATCCTCCTTCAATCTTCTTGTCACATACGATCGTGAGGCTCTCTCCATAGCGCTCCTTGATGGCTTCCATAATGACATGCTCTTTCAAGCGAAATCGTCTCGGAATGTCCTCATCTGGATGAAGCACACAGTGGCACCGAAAACAGTAGGGTTTCCATCGGGAAAGGATTCCACCAACATACACCATACGACAATTCTGACAGGCTACTTCGGGTGTGCAGATGATACACGTGTTACGAAAGAGGTCATGTTCGCAATACGAGGATCCGCCGCAGGGTTTGCATTGAGAGCGTTGACGTCCATGTTCGCACAAGGAGGCTCCTCCACATTCACTGCAGCACTGTTTTCTTTTTCCATGATCACATATTCCGGCTCCTTTGCATTCTGTGCACGAATATCGATATCGATCATGCTCGCACACGGATGCTCCACCGCACTCTTTACACACATTCCGATGCCGTCCATGTTTGCATATTTGGCTTCCTTTGCACTCCTTACACGTAGATTTGATCCGATCATGCTCACAGATACGGCTCCCTTTACAAGGGACGCATTGAGAGC